CCTTGATTGAGTTCAAACGTACCAGCGTAGTAGTTAGCAACAACATACTTTTGTATATATCTGTTGGAATTAGTAAGTGAGCCTACTTCTACTCCACTAAGTATAGGTATAATATGCCTATTCTCCGTACTAGATACATTGTCATAGCGAGCAAGTGGATTATCATTTTCGCAGAGATAGTAAACCTTTAAAGTACTTGGTCTTGAGACATTGTCATTAGTACTGTATAGTCCCACATTAAAGTAAGCACCAGCAGAGGGAATAGTCACGCCACCTACTGAGGTATATCGGTCAACATATCCATTGTATAACATTAGTTGCTGGTTACTTTCAGTAGTATATAGTGCATAGTCATACTTGCCACCATACCTAGTGGGAAACTTGACCAGTATATAACTAGACTTTCCGTCTATAAGTCCTTGTACTGTTTTTGAATAATACCCGTCTAATACTTCATCACGTGGGACAGTATCCGGAGTACTTAGTGTGCCAGCGTTTACGGTAGTACTTAGAGCAAGTATTAGAAACATTAGTGTTATTATAAATCTTTTCATTTTTACCTCCTTAAAAAAAATGGAGGGGATATTCTCCCCCCCTTAGACTACTTAACAAAGCGTCTAATAAACTTTGGTACAAGACCAATTACAATAGTAACAGCCATAATACCAAGTCCAGCTGTCATAATAACTGGTACATTGCTTGTCACAGCGTCAACAATAGGCTGGAGCTGTTCAGCTGTTAAAGTGAAAGGTGTACTTTCAATTAATGCTACCATAGTCAATTCCTCCTTATATTATAAATTGTTTGATATATCTTGATAGGAAGATAACAATGTCTCTTCCTACTAGATAGCTTAAAATTAATATGTTTGTTGTAACTAGTGTCTCCACTACTTGACCTCCTCCAGTTCTTGTCTTAGTCTAGTGTCGCAAGGTAACTCGAACGAGCAATATACCTTATCACCTACGCTAACTGGTGGAGCATTCCAAACAATGTGCTTGTTAAAGTCATCATCAAGTACAGTAAGCTTGAACTTAGGCTTGTGTGTCTCCTTATCAAGATATGTGTCTTGTCTAACTACAGTAAAGTATGCTTTCATATAAAGCCCTCCTTAATATTTAATTCTCTTTAATCTTATCATAGTATATAATATCTGTCAACTACTATTTTAATGTTTCACGTGAAACATTAGTTACTTCTCAAACTCTCGTTGTGTTCATAAATAATTCCATTTATAATGCTTCCAGCCCTCCTATATTCTGACCATAGACCATTTGTAGCACACCACCTAGCAACATTTGAAATCTTGACAATGTACTCTTGTCCCTCAATATAATCAATAATTTCTATCACTTTTTGTCCCTCCGACTTGCCTTCACTATTTAGAGTTTCTGTCAATCTTGTTTTTAACTGTCCATCTACTTCGTCAATACTGTATTGATACTTGTCTTTGTTGTAAAAATGTATCAGATATGCAAGGCAACTATCGACATTTGTACACTTATCGAAATAGTTCTCTTGAACTTCTAGTTCCTTGGCAATAGCTGACTTGTAACGAAAATTCTTACCAGTGAAAAACACAATATGTGTATGTGGCTTTTTGGTAGTGATCTCGCCGGTTTCAGTATCAACAAGTGTGTCTTTGTCGTGGACAATACTTGCATACTGATAGTTAGACTTGATGTAGTCTATAACATCACTTTGGCTTTCGTTATAGAATACTCCTTGCCAGTACTGACCTCTTTGTTTCTCTTCTTTGTTCATTTTGATAACCTCCATATATGTATTAACAAGTATTATTATAATGGTTTTTTGACAATTTGTCAATACCTTAATTGTCAGCGAAAACCCGCATAAAATAAGGAAAGTTTCCTATTTTGACAACTGACATACATTCGCTAGACGTAGCAAGCGAATGTATATCAAGTAAGTCTAGGATAAGAATATCCTTTTAATTTGCTGGTACTCATATATAATTAAGGGCACTGAAGGGAAGTGTCCCTCCAGTACCCCTAGTTAAGTATAGGTAAGCTGGTACTGATTTGTAAATGGTTGCCCTACGGCGTCTCGCATTTTTGAGAAAAATGCTTGCCCATTGACAAATCACTTGGCTTTCTTTTTAGCTATTCGCTCCATTAATCTATTAGTTTCTGTTAAGTCTATGGCTGGAGTTTTATCTGTGAATATATCCCCTAAGTTATCGTTAGTATACTTGTCAGCCAAGGCATCGTTCTTAATACGCTGAACCATTCGAAGAGTGTCATACTTAGAGTATAGGCTTTTAGTGTGCAAGTATGAAAATGTTTCACGTGAAACATTATTCTCGTTTTTGAACCCTTTATAGCTTTTGCCCTCGTACCCTCTGCAGATAGTATAACCGCCTAGTATGGTACTACATTCAAATACCACAGAAGTAAATCTTCGTATTACACTGTCTACATTTTCTAGGTTCTGAGTACCATACATTAACAGAATGCCCTTACCTTTTCTACACTCACACAGTGTCTGAAATAAAGCAACTGGGAACTTTTGCCAGTTACGACTAAACATTTCACTCTGTATCTCATCCCAGCATACTATCAAAGGCTTATCATAGTCTCTTGTTAGTATCTCCCAGCCAGTATAAGGAAAGTCCTCGTCTGCATAGCCAAAGTTAGTGCATATATACACATTGTTTCTTTCACGCTTGCGGATAGTATCAAGCTTGTAAGACATTGAGAGCGTCTTACCACTGCCAAAGCTTCCAGTGTATGCGTGTAGTCCGTAGTACTTTGTAGGTTCTTCGGTTATAAATAGTTTTCTAATAAGCAAGTATGGGAGTAAGAATATCAGCTTAATATATGACATATACTACCCCCTTGCAATTCTAAGTATAACCTTTATAACAGACATTGAAATATAGAATCCTACTGCTGTAAAGATTATCTGACAGTTAGTAAGTCCTAGACAGTAATTGACATTGTGCCAAGCTTGAACGAGTTGTGTGTCACTAAGTCCATTGAGTAGCTGAATAGGTGTATCAATAGTATTAACTATGCTATCAATGACGGTTATCCATAAATTGATTAGTTTTGTTATGAACATATAGACCTCCTTTATAATTCCCTAATAACATTCACAATACTAGGAGCAAGTGTTGTTAGTAGGATAATAGATATTAACCACTGATAATCGTGTATATAGTTGAATATAGACAATGGGAGCATAATGCTATAGTATCCATATGTCCACGTAGTGTCCTCGAAAGGTTCAGAACCCAAGAACACATTTGCACTGGTAAGCAAGTCGCATACAAATAGACTCTTAAGCTTTTCAACACTAGTGTTAAACTGGTCAATAGTTTCATCAGTAGGCAAGAACAAGTATATAATCATATTCTGTATATTGTTTGCAATACTTTTACCCAGCCCCAATATACTATTACCTATTTCTTCGACAGCTTTTATGATAGCCTTATAACAAGCTACAAAAAGTCCTCCAAAGGTTGAAAGCGAAGGGTTACTTGTGAAATCGTCCCAAGCATTATCAATAATAGAGATAGAGCCACTATACCAAGTATGCACAGTAGTATTAACAGTTCCACCCCAGTTTTCCGTACTTGTTATATCAGTATAGTCTGGATACTCTGTCTCGATTATGCTAAAAGTTAACTGTACTTGATTGATGTAGTTATGTCCCCAACTCCAAAAAGGACCACCACGAACTAACATTCCTTGATTGAGTTCAAACGTACCAGCGTAGTAGTTAGCAACAACATACTTTTGTATATATCTGTTGGAATTAGTAAGTGAGCCTACTTCTACTCCACTA